GGTGTAAATCCTTTAGGTGATGAGTTAGAATCAGATACAGTTCAAGAGGAGAATGACAAAGATGACTTTACAATCTAAGACCTCACTAGAGTCATCTAGTTCTCCTCGACCTTTTCAATACTTGGAAGATGATATGTCTTTGTTCTTTGAGGAATTAAACTTACTGAGGGAAAGTGGAACAATGAATATGTTTGGAGCTCCAAGATGGTTGAGAGATAACTATGAACTATCAAGGGAAGAATCAAATTATGTATTTAAACAATGGACAGAAAAGGGAGTTGAATAATGGGTGAATACGATTATAGAGTGCAAAGACAAAGAGTCTTATTAGAAGCAGAAGAATGGGCAGATGGTGTTAAATCTATTCATGTGCATGGAATAACATCTATGTATTATGAAACTGCTGAATCAAAAGCAGATATTGAAAAGAATGGAAATGTCACTGATACAGAATATAACAGTGGACTTATTGTTAGGGAAAGGAATGGTAAAGAAGTTTGCACCTTTGGAATTAGAAAAACTGGTGATGATTTAATAGATGCATATCTTACAGGACAAGCATCATGAGTAGAGAAATTCACAAAGAAACTGCAACTACAGTAGGAACAGGGTTGATGATAAACTACCCTCTTAATGTATTTTTGTTGTTTCTTTTTATAGATGTATTTGCATGGAATAATACTTTTTTAATCGGAACAGTGGTTACAGGTATTATTACAATAGTTGCATATACTAGAGTTTATACAATTAGAAAATGGTTTAACAATAGGGGCTGAATGCTCGGGCAGGGACAGGAAAACGATAGACAACAAATTGAACACTATTTAACACGCGATTGTGTTGCAACTGTTTTCCATCCCGCCAGATTTTAGGAGTTATTATGAAATGTCAAGGTTATCCAAACATGGTGTTTAAAGGAACACTTCATAATGAAGGTCATTCGGTGACTTTCAATATCTTAGATAATTATGTTGAAATTACAGATACAAATGGTGCAATGATATCAGTTAAAAAAATAGATACTGATAATGCAATTAGACAACAAAAAGATTTACTAAAATGGGGATACACATGGATAAATTAAAACCTTGGTCTAGTTCTTCTAAGTGGTTTATACCATTTCATTTATTAATGATGGTAGTAACTGCATTTATAATTTATTTTTTCTTATGACATCAAACTGTATAACACATCAAGAAATTGCAAGAGTTCTCCATGCAGATGGAAGTGAATATAAAATGGGAACAATTGTATATGGAACATATGAAGAGATTGAAGAGTGGTGTGAAAAGAATGATATGTGGGTAGACAAATATCTAGACCATGTAAATCCATCTACAATTTACAATATTGGAGAATGGGTAGGAACTGGATTATCAAATCCATTTGCAGTATCAGTCCCTTTTGATTATAGAACTGCTAGAGCAAAAGGTAATTTTAATACTCGTGGAGTAGACCAAGATAAATGGTAAATAATAATGTTCATAATATTTGGTCTGTATCTATATTTACAGATACAATACAATCAGATTATAATTGGTTGCAAAATGCAAAATCTTTAGAATATAAAAGAATGTTTGGTAATAATGGTGCAGTTACTATTGATAAAAATGTGTTAGAGTTGCCAGAGTTTAGCAATTTAAAAAATAAAATATTATCAAGTTTTGAAAAATATGTTTATGATTTTTTAAGTATAAAAAAAGATGTAAAATTTAAATTTTTAAATTCTTGGATTGTAAAACATAAAAAAGATGATATTGCTCAATCTCATATGCATGCCAATAGTGTTTTTAGTGGTTGTTACTATTTGCTACATAAGCCTGGAAATGGTGATATAGTTTTTCAAAAAGAAAATTCTATACATAATATCACTTACCCTAATATATTATTTAACTATGAGAAATTAAATGCTGTTAATTGTGAAAGTTATCCCATGAAATGCCATCAAGATTTACTTATATTTTTTCCTTCTCATATTAAACATAGTGTAGAAAAAAATGAAATAGAGATTGATAGATATTGTTTGGCATTTAATTTATTTCCAGTATTAAAAAGTGATGTCTAAAGGAAGGTAAATATGGAACTAATAGGAATATTCATTTTAGTGATACCTTTTGTTATTGGTTACCTAGTAGGTAAACAAGCGGGTATAAAAGAGGAACAAAATAGAAACAAAAATGAAAAGTAATATTTTAAAAATAGCAATCACTGGACATACAGAAGGTATCGGAAAAGAAATTTATGATTACTTTGAATTGTTTGGTCATAATGTTAAAGGATTTGCAAGAGCAAATGGATATGACTTATCAGAAGATTATCAAAAAGTAATAGATGAAATAATAGAATGGGATGCAGATATTGTATATAACAATGCATGGTCTTATGGTAATCAAGCACAATTACATATTTTAAAAACTTTACATGAACATTGGAAAGATGAAAGGAAATCTATAATTTCTACTGGTTCTGCATCTGGATATGCAAAAGATAAAGTAGGAAATGATGTCTATGCAAATGATAAAGAAGCATTATCAGAATATGCAAAAAAATCTGCTATGTTGTGGCCTCATAAAAACAAATGTAAAGTTCAAAATGTAAGTTTTGGTTATGTGCAAACAAAATTTCTTAAAGGAGTTCATAATTTTGAAAACTATATTCCAGTTGAAGCTGCAGCTAAAATCTTGATAGATTTATATCATGATAGAAAAAGACCTTATGTAATTGCAGAACAATTGGTGACACATAAAATGACATCTAAGGAAGAACACGAAAATTTAAAGAAAATAGTAACTACTAATGTTACAGAATCGGTATTAAAAAGTTATGTCTGAATGGTTAGAAGCATTTCTGGTAATTGAAGCAATACTTATAAACTGCATTCTAGTTACATTTTATGGGTTAAGTGGTCTATTTAAAGAACATATGGATTACTTATTTGTTAAAAAGAAAAAGAACGATGTAAACAGTGGTGCCAAATTTGGTTGACAAATATCAGTTCTATAGTAAAATAGTATTATGAGTGAGAAAAAGAATATAAAATGTATTGATTACAAATACAACGAAGACAAGTATATTGCACAATTGGTTGAATATGTGAATAAAACCTATGACCAACATTATTCACAAAACCAATATCAAGCAACAGAATTTATAATTGATGGTGGTCATGGAGAAGGTTTCTGTATTGGAAACATTCTCAAATATGCACAAAGGTATGGTAAAAAACAAGGCCATAATCGTGCTGACCTTATGAAAGTTTTACACTATGCACTATTTGCTCTCCATGTGCATGATAAAGAAGTGGATAAGAGAGCTGCCTTATAGGAGTAATTATGAAAATAAGTGAAAGTACTTTAGAAGTTTTACAAAACTTTAGTAGTATCAATAATGGTATTACAGTGCAAACAGGAAGTGAAATTAAAACAATTTCACCAATGAAAAATATCTTTGGTAAAGCAACGATATCAGATAACTTTACAAGTGAGTTTTCTGTATATGATTTACCAGAGTTTCTTGCAACTATTTCGTTGTTAGGTAATGATGCAGAATTTGACTTCGGTGAAAATTCTGTAAACATTAGTGGTAATGGTGCAAGTGCAACATATAATTATGCAGATGCATCAATGATTATTGCACCACCAGAAAAAGATATTACTATGCCTAATCCAGAAGTGGTTTTTGATTTGGATACTAACTTGTTAACTAAGTTACAAAAAGCAAGTGCAGTATTATCTTTACCAGATTTAGTTCTGGAAAGTAATGGGACTGTAGTATCATTGTCTGTTAGAGATAAAAAGAATCCATCAACTAATGAATTTAGTGAAGTAATCATGGATGGTGATGGACAATCATATGTAATGAATTTTAAAATGGAAAACATTAAAATTGTAAAAGATGAATATACAGTTTATGTTTCTTCCAAAGGTCTTGCACATTTTGTTGCAAAGAATAAAGGACTTGAATATTTTATTGCACTAGAACCAGATTCAACATTCGGTTCGTGATAAATACTTTTGTAGGTGCTAGACATTGGTATCTGAGGGTGTTCAACTGTTCTCTCTCTTGGGGTTGGACTCGATTCATAATGGTGGGATTATGAGTTATCTTTTTATAATGAGGTGTGTGAATGAATGAAGATTTCTTATGGGTTGAAAAGTATCGACCTAAAACAATAGAAGATTGTGTCCTACCAGCAGATATCAAGAAAACATTCTTCGATATCAAAGATGAAATACCAAATATGATTCTTACTGGAACTGCTGGAACTGGTAAAACTACAATTGCAAAAGCATTATGTGAAATGCACAATTGTGATTATATTCTAATCAATGGTTCGGAAGAAAGTGGTATTGATGTTCTGAGAACCAAAATCAAAAACTTTGCATCTACAGTTTCACTAAGTGGTGGAAACAAGGTAGTTATTCTAGATGAAGCAGACTATCTTAATCCACAATCAACTCAACCAGCTCTTCGTGGATTCATAGAAGAGTTTCATAAAAATTGTAGATTTATTTTTACATGTAATTATAAAAACAGATTGATTGCACCTTTGCATTCAAGATGCACTGTAATTGACTTTAAGATACCACCAAGTGAAAGACCAAGACTTGCATCTGTATTTCTTGCAAGGCTTATGTTGATTCTTGATGATGAAGGTGTTGAATATAACAACGAAGTTCTACAAGAATTAGTCATGAAATATTTTCCAGACTTTCGTAGAACCATTAATGAATTACAAAGATATGCAGTAAGTGGTAAGATAGATGTAGGAATACTATCTAATATTGCAGAAGAGAGTCTTCAAGAATTACTTGGACATGTCAAAACAAAAAGATTTACAGATATGAGAAAATGGGTTGCAACTAATATCGACAACGACCCAGTAAAATTATTTAGAAAGATTTACGATACACTTTATGATGTATTAGAACCACAAAGTATACCACAAGCTGTAATTATCATTGCAGATTATAGTTATAAGTCTGCATTCGTGGTTGACCAAGAAGTGAATATCGTTGCTTGTCTAACTGAATTAATGATGGAGTGTCGATGGAAATAATAACATTTATATTTCTTTGCATTTTGTTTTTTGCTATATACTCATGGGGTGAATATAATGGAATACGAAAAGGTGCAGATGAAATGTATTCACATTTATATAATAAAGGTGTTCGAAAAAACGAACATGTAATAGTTAAGTTAGAATATGAAGACAGAAGTAACACTCAAGAGTTCTGATTTTTTTATTCAAAAGAATTGTGGAATAGACTATGAGTTTATTACCAACTGGTGTATTGAAAATGAAAATCATCCATTTTTTGCACATGATGAAGATGGAATTGCAACACCAAATCAATTTAGTAATAATCTTCGTGCATATGTTCGTGCATCTAAAGAAGGTGCAGATTTATCTAAAGAAGAAGAAGCGCATCAATTTGATTTAGATACTAAAAATGCAGAATTTTATAAAACTTATAATCCATTTACATTTGGATTAAGACCCTTTGCAGATATCTACTGGAATTTAAATCGAATGTTTTATCAAAATCCACAGGTAAGAGAAGCTGGAGAATCATATTATATACATGGATGGTTTAATGTTTATACAAAAAGAGAAAATGATAAAGGATACGACCATATACCTTTTCATAAACACATTGAAGTTTTGCATCCACATATTTATCATGGATTCTATTGTGCAAATGTAGAACCTTCTACAACAACTTATAGAATAGGGCCAGAACAACCAGAGAGTGAGTGGGTGGTGCATCAAGACTATGATGATATGTTGATATATTCTGCAAGTGGATTTGAACATGCATCGTCTCCATGGATGGAAGACAAACCTAGAGTAACAGTTGCATTTGATATTTTTCCAGAATCTATTTATTTTTCTGAACAAAAACATATAGATTTTCCATGGAGACTTGATGGAGAACTGTATCAAGCAATACCATTTCCAGATTTATGGATGAATGAAAGATGAGTTATTTTCAATACACATTAGATGATTTACATAAAAACTCTGCAAGAAAAGAGTTTGATTATATTACTTTTTTTGCAGGCGGTGGTGGTTCATCGTGTGCATATAAACTTGCTGGTGGTGATGTAAAGTATATGAATGAGTTTCAACAAATACATGTTGATACTTATCTTGCAAACTTTCCAAACACAGTTCATGAATGTAAAGATATAAAAGAGGTCAGTGGTAAAGATATTTTAGAAATGACAGGATTACAAAAAGGTGAACTTGATATTATGGATGGTTCTCCACCATGTCCACCATTTTCTATGGCTGGTTCTAAAAGAGAAGGATGGAACAAAGAAAAAGTTGCATATGGAATGAAACAACAAAACATTGAAGACCTTACATGGGAAATGATTAGAATTGCAGAAGAAGTCATGCCTAAAGTTATTGTATGTGAAAATGTAAAAGGTCTTTCCATGGATTATGCAAGAGACCATCTAAACAAGATGATAGTAGACTTTGAAAAGATAGGATATTCAGTAACATGGAAGATTATGAAGGGACATGAACATGGAGTTCCTCAAAAGAGAGAACGAGTGTTTATAGTTGCAGTAAGGGATGATGTATTAGATGCAATAGGATTACCTTTTATGTGTCTGAGTGGATTATTTCCAGAGACTACAAGTGAAAGAACATCAATCGGAGAAGCAATAGATGACCTAGTAGACGATGAAGAGAATCAAAAAGATGCAGAATATCTTGAGGGTGAAATGTTAAAATCATCTAAAGCACATTGGATAACTGGATTTGAAAAACATCCAGACCCAAATTATGCACATTGTGGCCCATGTGAAGGATTAGAACCAGTTATGAAAAGACTTGAAAATAGGCCCTATATATCTATAGGTGATAATGTTGTCGGCCCTTGGTTTCAAGAACAAATTAAAAATGGTCATTTAAAACCAGAAGATGAAAAACATTCCTACTACATGTCAAGGATTGTTCCTAAATTTCTTCCAGCACATTCTTTAACTGAACAAGGATGTCAACCAAAGTTTATGGGTGGTAACCATTTTCATTACAGTGGTAAAAGAATATACACACCAAAAGAAATGGTCAGACTTATGACATTACCAAATGATTATAAGATGACAGGAGATTATAATGATAAAGGTGCAAGAATAGGATTAATGGTTGCACCATTATGTTTGCATTACCTAGTAGAGCAAATTAAACAACAGGTATTAGAACCATGGAATTCACTGCAAAAAAAGACTTAGGGAAAAAAGAAACACACGACCAGTTTAATGGTAAGTGGTTAGATGAAACATCGTATGATGATGTTGTATCATCTATTGATGTTAAAGATGATATCATAAGAATATATAAACCAAGTGGTTCATTATTTGATAAACCATTACTTGCATGTATCGTAAAGAATGCATATACAGGTGACACTTACAATAAAGTGAAAGATACTTTATACTCAATCGATGATGTATCAACTATGAGAGCAAATGCATCTGGGCCTATTGACCATGAAGAAATGAAAAAGAAGGGATTGGTTGAAGGTAAAGATTATGTTTTAAGAACACCAAACTCTTACTATCCACTTAAAAAGAATGGAGAGTTCAATCGTATTGCAGAAGCAAATGCAATTCATTCTGTATTTGCTGGATACAAGAGAGGAAGATTTACTGGTATGATAGGATTATCAAACTGGTGTGAAAAGAAATCTAATGTAGAAAAGTGGGAGAAGATGCAACAAATAGCACAGATAAATGAACAAGCACTTAAGAAAGGTTGTCCAGATATCTGGAAACTACAAAGAACATATGCAGATGAATGTATTGAAGAGAAGTATCATTTAGGTGGAGCTCCAATAACAACATTATCTGCAAACAGATATTCAAGTGAAGGAACTGCAAAAATGTCTGCACATGTTGATGGTAAAGACCTAGAGTTTGGTATGACTACAATGTGTGTTTTCAGACTAGGAGACTTTGGTGGTGCATACTTGGTATTCCCAAGATATGGAGTTGCCATTGAAGCAGATGATGGTGATGTACTGATTGCAGACTCAAATGAAATACATGGAGTTACCAAGATTGAAGGTGATGGAATTAGATTGTCATGTGTTGCATATTGTTCAACAGATGTTGCAACAAAAGGATATGGTGGCAAAACAGAAAAACCTATTGGTCAACATGCAAGTAAGTATGAAGAAAAGGGAAGTTTAGAATCTTTTCTATTATGAGGAAATACAAATGAAAAAAATACAATTTGACCTTGAAAGGTCTAAGAAGGAATCCAAACCCTATGATGGTGCTGGTGTGCAATACATCGATAGAAGATTAGTAAATCTTTCAGATATTATATACAAGGGCAATGAAAATAGTCTTAAAATTCGTCCATTTACTACTGGAAGAACTAAGGTGAACAATCTAAAAGAATCAATATCACATAGATATGATTACACTAAACCAGTAATGGTTTGTGAATTGGGTCTGGACAATACTCTGTATTTAAAACATGGGTTCAATAGAAGACAATGTTATGAAGAACTAAATCAATCTAAAGTAATTGTTGATATAGTTCAGTTTGATTTAGATTCTGAATCTATGATTCGTGAATGTGAATGTTGGGGCCCTTGCACATGGAATGGTTTCAAAGGTTAGAATCTTTTCTATGAATCTAGTTTTTCAAGTTAATATAAAACCAAATGGTGCGAAACCTATGGGGAGAAAGAGGTTTGCATATTCTAATTCATTATATGATTTTTCAAATGAAAGAGCAAAAAAATATGCAAACGAATTTAATGCAGATTATTTTTGTCTAGATACTGATGAGTGGTTAGGAAGTGGTTATACTCCTGCTTTTCATAAACTTTATCTATATAATTTATTTCCAAATTATGATAAAATACTTTGTTTAGATAGTGATGCTGTAATAACAAAAAACTGTCCAAATATTTTTAATTATGATATTTTATCTGCAACTAGAGATAATAATTTAAGTCCTAGTGGAATTAAAAGAGAAAAGAGAAAACATGAAATTCATAATTTAAGTAATTCTCATATTTATTTTTGTTCTGGTGTAGTTTTATTTGATAAACTATTCTATGAAAAAACAAAAGACAAATGGAGAGATGAATTAAATTATTGGCCAAAACAAAAAGGTGTACAACATGACCAAACCATATGGAATGTTTTAACTGACAAATATTATGGAAAATATAATATCTTAGATGACGATTGGGGTTCTTGGAGAAAAAGGGGTAAATTTATAAATCATTATAGTGGCCCGACAGAAACATCAGAATGGACAAAAGAAAAGTTTTTGAGATGGGAAAGTAAATTATGATAGACAGAATTTATATACCAAGTTATGGTAGACCTAACAAACAAATAACATGGAATAATCTTTCAGAAAAGTGGAAAGAAAAAACAACCATTGTTGTTGATGAATCAGAATATAACGAATACAGTTCCTTATATCCAAGTGTATTATCATTACCAAAAGGTATGAAAGGTATTGCACCTATAAGAGAGTGGATAGTTAAACAAGCAACAGAAGAAAAAATTAGTATGCTTGATGATGATTTAAATTTTGTCTATACTAGAAGAGAGGATGAAGATGGGCAAACAAATAGAAAATGTAACGATGATGACATGGAAAAAATGTTTGAACTAATGAGTACATGGTTAGATGAAGTTGTATTTTGTGGTTTGGATGCAACATGGAGTCATCCACAGTTCGGCATAGATTATAAATTTTGTGGGAGAGTTTGCAGTAATGTTTTCTACAACACCAAAACACTTCCAAAAGATTTAGAGTGGACTGACCTAGAAGTATCAGAAGATTATAATATTGGTTTACAACTATTAACAAGAGGGTTACCTAACTATGTTTCTACTCGATATAGAGTATCACCAGTAGATAATTTTTCAGAGGGTGGTTGTAATGCAACTACTAGAACTCTAGAAGTTCACAATGATTGCTGGATTAAACTACAAAAGAAGTTTCCTAATTTTGTCAAGGTCTACACTAAACCAGAAGAGAAATCTGGAATGTGGAAAGGACAAGAAAGACTTGGTGGAGTTGTGCAATGGAAAAAAGCATACGAGTCATCAAAGATATCGACACTAGACCAATTTATGGTATAATAGATATATGAATCCATTTGATTTTGTCACTGCAATAACCTTTTCCAAGAAAGATATCATGGTAGATGATGTTGCAGAAAAGTCATATTCACCATTCTTGACTAATAAGTCTCTATCTTATCATCAAGATTGTATCATGTATGTTAACGAAATGAACTCTAGAAAACACCTAGATTCGTC